TTTGGAAAGACCACTCTAAAAACCTATTCATTAATTCAGATAGGTATTTAGTCATTATCAATCTCCTTCTTAGCTTTAGCCTCAGCTTCTTTTCTTTCTCTTTCTTCGTCTGCAGCCATTTTGGTAAGGGCAGTCATGACGGGATGAACCAGTTGGTCTTTGTGCCAAATGGGTAGCTCGGATTTGCATTTAGCACAGACGGTTTGTGTATCTAAGAACTCGCCTATGGTGAAGGTCTTGATTCCGTAGTGGTGGGTGTTGACCGTCACTTCTTCGTGCAAGCTGTCTTTGAGCATGATTCTCAGTCTGTCGGTTTTCGTTTCTGTAATTGTTGTGTTATGCATTATTAGACTCCTTATTTAATAATCTGCGTTGTCTCGCTTTTTGGTTATTTCGTTCTTTGACATCTAGGTTTGATTCTGCGAACCAATCTTCGATGATTTTAGCCTTCAAGTCTTTGGTAGCCATGTCGGTAAAATTCTTGAGGACCCTGATGTGTGATGGTTTGATTATCAAACATGCATGGTCGTGAAATTTCTCATCAGATAATGAGAAGTTGTAGTCAGGTCCGTGGTAGACCCAAACTTGGTTTTTACTTACTGTTTCCATATTTAGCCTCGTAGTTTTTTGTATATTCAGAATGTCTTTTTGACATTTCTTCCATGGCTGCAGGATATTCGTCCTGATTTCTGCAAGCGTTAGTCACCCTTTTATAAATAGCCATGAAGGTATCGTTCTCTTCTAAGCCATCATTTGAAGGATTTTTGGTTAGAACATCAAAGATTTCTTTAACAAGCCTAACCTCGGTCCAGTTCAGGTGAACATTGCATGATTTTTCGTCTCTTCTCATATTTTTACTCCTAATATGTTGTTTGTTACAGTGTTCATTATGAGGGCATAAAGTATTAAAGTCAACACTTATGTTCAAATTAATGTATTTTCTTTTTGGGGATGTTTGTAGGGGTTTCAGATTGATGAAGAGCTTCTTCAACTGCAACCAACTGGACTTGGTGGATTAAAACCAAATTGGCGAGATTTTTATTTATCTCGTAGAGAGCCTTGTTCGTATATTCAAGCTCTAGGATTATCTTGTCCATGTCTGTTTCTTTTTCTGTGGTCATAAACCGTTCCTCTTATTCTGTTTATCAAAATATACTCTTGTGTAATATCTTCTGATGACAGCCAAGATTGATAACACAATTAATTGGCTTAAAGAAATTATAAACGAGTTGTGAGTAAATAGTAGAACTATTGTAATGGTCAGCCAAGACAGAGGAAAATTAAATACGGCTCCAAGCGTGGTGTCTGTTATTGATTCTTTGAGTGCAGCTTTGTCGATTTTCATAGTAGGTCCTTTAAAACATCATTATACACATTTCTGTTGAGATTAACACTTACTTGGAAAAATGAATATAGAATTTGTGAAACTCTGTTACACATACACAGTGAGATGCCACCCCAAATAATTGGGTGTAGGGTCTTATAATTTAATAAAAGTGAGCTTTGGTTTTGGAATCCAATAGAGTCCCTAGTTATATAGGGTCTCAGGGCATGTATAAGTGCAAATGTTAGCACTGTGGACACATAGGAAGTGTTGCAATGTAGCAATGTCCTACAGATGTCATATCAATCTTGTTCGTAAGTTACTGATATTCCGTTGTTTTTTAATTTTTGGTCAGATTCAGGTGTTTTGCAGAGAAAAAACGCCCCCACTTGGTTTTATCTAGGATATGACACTATTGACTCAACTTGGTAATGTCATACATCGTCATACTGTGCATCTATAATATCACCACCGAATATCTCTTTGAGTCTTCCTTCAATATCCTTGTGGCTCATGTTATCCAAGCTCGCTGTAATGTTTAGATTCTCTGTCTTCTTTATCTTCAGACCTGCCAGTTCATTGAGTTCACGCAGTGCTGAGACCGATGCATTGAACTGCCCTTTGTTATATGCCTCTTCACTTATCTGCCACAACATCTTCGCAGTCTTCTCAGGAGTTATCGCATACTTATGAGCAAGCTCGTCTTTACCAACCTTGATGGCTTTGAGTACATTGGGATAGTCTTTACCGTTAAGGAACCGAGTCGCTGCTTGTGCAGGGAACTCGAAGCCTGCTCTTCTAGCTGCCTCAGTCTGTGTGCAGTTGTCATTCACATAATGCCAAACAAATCCTGTCTGCATCTCTGTTAGCTCAAACTCCGGGTCTTCCTCAAATGCACTGGGTCTATCAACCAATGGTTTATCAGGTGGTTTTTTTCCTGTCTTTCTTTTGTATTCACTCATATCAATTCCTTTTAATTTAATCCATTAGGGTAGAGGGTAGAGGGTAAGCTTTCCCTAACACCTAATAGTTGTATATTAGCCATAGCGTATATGTATACCTACACCTATACTATATATATATTATTATTATTATATATACTATACCCTATACCCTAAAGCACACCTAAACAGCGTAGCCATGGGGTCTCACGGTCAGGGTAAGGAACAGGGTAACAGCCTCTCTTTGCCACACCCTATCCCTCACTCTTAACACATAAACACCAAATGTTGAGCTATTTACCATGCCCTGCCCTACCCTTCTTATCTTTTGGTAAATATACTATTACAAATGAATCACATTTAGGACAACTTAAGTTAGTCTCCATAATATAATCTTCATCTTCTTCTTCTATGTCGTGGTCTCCACCCCATATTAATTGTGTATTACAATGCCAACACTTCATCAGCAGCCACCATCTTTGTGCAGCTTAATAAAATGCTCTGCATCCAAGACCACAAGGACCTTGCTTCTGTTTCTTTTAATGACAAGCAAAGGCTCGTAACCCTTGCAGTTTGTTTGTGCTTGGTCATACGACTTCCATACATTCAGAGCTTCCTGATTCTTACACTCTATGCTGTAGGGAAACACCTGCCTTGATTGTTTGCCCATGATGATATCCTCACCTTGAGAACCCATAGGTCTGCTTTCCAAGTCTTCTTCATCCAGTCCGAGTAAGTCTATGAGTAGCTGCCTGAACTTCTGCTGTAGGAGTCTACCCTTCTGCTTTGCTGATTGTGGTCTCATGTTTGTTCCTTATTAAAATGGTGACTCATCCCATTGTTTGTTTTCTTCGGGTAGGTCCGTCAAGCTGACATCATATACCTTCTTGCCGTTCGTCTTTCTCGGCTCGATACCATGGTCTGTCAGGACCCTACTGGCATCTTTAAAATCTATGTTGCGAGGATTGCGTATACCCAGTGACCTGAGTAATGCTGTGAGTTGCCACGCCTCTTTGCTATCATCCAGTGCTTCGAAGTCCACATGTTGCAGCAATAGGTCCTCGACTGCTCCCTGAGTCCTGAAGCCCTCGTTAGATTCTTGGAGCATCTCTCTTTCTTCTTTGGTTAGATACCAGTTCTTTTCACCTGCCTTGTAGAGTGTAGCTCTTACCTCTGCCCACATCTGCTGCATATCTATGCCATGATGAGGATTGATGTCCGTTACCTTGATGCACCAAAATCTACGATTACCGCTACCATCCATCAAGAACTCAGGTTCGTTCACAGATGCAAAGAAAGCTGTGCGTCTTTGATAATTAGTAAAGGTCCTGTCGTAGGGCAGTCTCATTTCATCAGACCTTGATGTGATGAAAGCTTTGAGCTGATTGATGTCTGCTTTCTTAAAGGTGGATTCAAGTTCGCCTAGCTCCACTATCCAGTGACTCACTGCTTTTTTCACCGAGTCTTTGTCCTTAGGGTCAAGCGTTGCACCTTCACACAGCCATCCTTTGTTGAAGTCTGCCAAGCGTTTAAACCACAATGTCTTACCTAGTCCTTGTGAGCCTTGGAATACCAAGAGTCCTTCTAGTGCCACACCACCTTCTTCGAAAGCTGCAGCCACACAAGACAGCAACCACTTCTTCATGAGCATGTCTTTGAGTTCTACATCCTTGCTAGATACAGTATTGCAGAAGTCATCGATTCTGTTCACACCATCCCAAGGCTTAGAGTCTATCCACTGGGCTACTGGGTTGACTTCTTTAGCTATGATTTTCATAGCATCTCTGACCCTTTGATGTGGGATGAAGTTCTTGATACACAGGTTTTCAACCTCAACCAAGAGTGCTTCATCTTTTAAATCAGCAATAGGTTTGAAATTGGGTATGTCTATCTCGATGCGTTTCTTAATAACATCGTAATAACAATCGATGTCACGGCTCTTCATGAGTGCATGATAGTTGTCTGTGGTAGCCATTATCCTGCCGTTTGCAGTTTTGTCGAACTCTACAAGCTCAGGGACATCGACTTTCTTTTCTATCAGCTCACCACTGATTGCCATTTGGTCGTTGAAGTCCATGCCTTCTTGCTCAGGCATAACCACCTCAGCGTTAGTAACTTGTGCTGCTTTGATTGCTTTGTCCTTGCCTATATTGTTTGCATCGTTGTCTGCATAGATAATAAATTCTTTGTTGGTCAATGCATCCGATAGTTTTTTAGATACGCTGAACATATTGCCTGCATTAAAACAGACCACCATGGGTATGTTCTTTTGTTTAAAGATAGTCATGCAGGTGGCATAACCCTCACCGATGCCCACCTTCTTTGCTTCTTTAAGTAGATTGGTCCCTATTAAATAGAAACAACCACCTGTCTTACCACCACTTAAAAATCGCTTATCGCCATGGGTATCAATCATTTGCAAACTCCATAGCTTGCCTGACTCATCCATAATAGGAATGATTAACTTTCCTTTATGCTCTCTTAAAGAGTGGGATGCAACACCCTTACTAAGTAAGTACGGATGAGATTCGCAGGGCAGTGCTACATCCCAAATCATTTTGGCTTTATCTGATACCTTCAGCCATTTGTGTTCTTGGTCTTGTCTTGCTTCTTCTTTAAATCGTTCAAGTGCATCAGTATTAATCTTGGTCGACTTCCTTCCTGATAATTTAAAGTTATGCGTTTGTCCTGTTCGATAGTCAGAGGCAAAACCAACAGGCGTGCCGTAATTATCATAGAAAGCGTAATAGCCTGACAAAGCTCTTTTGTTATTAACATTAGTATATGCTCTTTGTGGTTTGGTTGGATTTATCTCTAACGACTCTTTAGTTTCAAAACCATGTGACTCTAAAAAGTTTTCGAAGCTGTAAATAGCCTCGTTCGTTAGTGGTTTGTCGAAGTCTTTTGAACTCCCTTGAATGTTTTTTATTCCCATACTTGCCCTCTCATCTAAACTTGTATATTATGTTCTATTGAATACCTTACAATATAGAATAATGTGGGGGAGATAACAAGAACTATTATAATTATTTTTAATTAGGAGATAAATATGGCACTAACAATTAGTGAATCAGGTGGAGGAAACTTCGAACAAGCACCCAAAGGTATGCACAATGCTACATGCTTTAGACTGGTGGATGTGGGTACTCATAACGAAACTTATGAGGGCGAAACAAAAAAAAGACACAGTATATTTATTTACTGGGAACTCAACGACATTAAGATGACTGACGGCAGACCTTTCTCAATAATGAAACAATATACGCTTTCATTGAATGAGAAATCTGCATTATTCAAAGACTTATGTGCATGGCGT